TGGGGTAAGCAAATAAACCTACTAAACAAGGAGTCCAAATGTTACAACTAGACAATCCCAAATACCCAAACATCAACATTGAGTTGGTTGGAGAAGACGGCAACGCATTCTCTATCCTCGGTCGTTGCACACGAGCACTAAAGCGAAACGGTCTCAGTGACCAAGTGGAAGCGTTCCGTGAGCAAGCAACTTCAGGCGACTACGACAATCTTCTTCGGACGGTCATGTCATGGTTCTCTGTAGATGTGGACTACGAAGAAGACGAAGATGATTGGAACGAGCAACACCCCAACGGTTGTTACGACTGCAAGGAACTTTATGCGGTCGGTGGATGTCCATCATGCGGAGAAGACATCTAAGCAACCCTGTTACACCCCTCCTCTACTATGTGGGGGAGGGGAAACCCCAAACTAAACCTAACTAAACAAGGAGCAGAAATGCCAAACTATTGCACTAACAAACTGCGAGTCTCAGGAGAGATAAGCGAAGTAAAGCGTTTTCGTGACGCAATCACAAAAGGCGAGATGAAAGATTATGAACAGTTCCATATTCTTGACAATCTTCTCCCGACCCCCGAAGAACTACGGAACACATCAAAAGGTTCTTTTGGTGAAAGCGAAAAGCAACAAAAGATGGAAGAACAGAACAAAGCGAATATCGCAAAGTTCGGTTACAAGGATTGGTACGATTGGAACTGTGCGAACTACGGTTCTAAGTGGTCAGACTTTGACGGCGTAATCAACCTAGACAGCGACGGTCACCTAGAACTTGCGTTCATGACAGCGTGGTCACCAATCGTTCAGGGTGTCATTCATATCTCTCGGCAGTTCCCGACCACAGACTTCCTCCTCACCTACGAAGAGGGCGGTATGGGGTTCATGGGTGGCGTAGCAGTACGAGACGGCGAACTTCTCAACAGCGTAGAGGGAGAGTACCCAAATGCGAATTGCGAGACCGACGAAGACTTTGACGAAATGTACGAAAATGTGGAAACCATCATGGATTTGATGCAAGGACAGTTAGAGCAAGCGTTCTAGTAACCCTGTAACACCCCTCCTCTAATATCTATGGGGAGGGGCAACCCCAACTAAACCTAACTAAACAAGGAGAAAAAATGAAAGAGCAACTAAAAGAGGACTACAAGAACTCAAATGTTTTATTTGAGTTGAGTGCAGACTCAGCAGAGATTTACATCATTGAGACCGAACCCGAAAGCGAAATGTTCAATGAGTTCGTTTTGATTTGGGGCGACTATGTAGCGAATGTGTGGGAAGAAAAATATGAACTTCTCTCCCAAGCGACAGCACGCATGGCGCAACTTATTCATGTTCTTGAGCGTGACCCTCAGGGCGAAGTTGTTGGGTTCGTAAAATACGACGAAGATTTCACTACGGCGTGGGCGACATTCATCAAAGAAACAATGGTCGTAGTTGATTACGAGGGAGCGAAATAATGAACATACAAACCAAAGCGAAATGCGGAGAGTGTGCAAGGGTTTATAACCTCTTGGATGAGGACGAAGCAAACGAATGGTTTTACGGTCATGACTGCAACGGTCAAACCAACGCATTCGATATTCCAAAAGGAGAAAAATAATGGAAACACAAAAAGCAAAAAGAAAACACCAACTACTCACTAAAGAGTTGGCGAACAAACTTCCACCTCTATACAACAGCGAACACAATCCTGAAGAGGAAACCATCGCACGGGTCAAGTTCTTTAGTCCGTACTCAAGTTGGACTTGGTACGCAGTGGAGTTTGACGGCGTAGATACTTTTTGGGGTCTCGTGGACGGGTTCGAGATGGAGTACGGGTACTTCTCGTACAGCGAATTAGAAACGGTGACCGTCTTTGGCGGTGTCCCTGCGGTAGAGCGTGACTGTCATTGGAGTCCTCGTCCTGTGAAGCAGATTGAGGCAGAAATCCTTAGTAGGGCGGTTCGGGTGTAATAACCCAACCGCTTCAGGTTGCAAAACATTTTTGTTACCTATACAATAATTACACCTACTAGAAATGGAATTAGAAAATGGATAAGTTGATAATCAACATCCTTGACGGAACAGTCATAAATGTGACAAACAGCGTAATCGTTGATGTCTCGAAACTTGACGAACAAGGAAAAGCACTCTTACAGGAATGGGAAGAGGGCGGTAACGACAACGACGCAATAGAACTTGGCGACAAGTACGGCACAAAAGTAGAGAAGTTCACCAACAACGAACTGACCTACAGCAACACAATGGCGTTCAGTGGTCGGTCATTGCGTGACGAGGTTCGTGAACGCATTGACATGGGATATACAAGCGACGAGTACTTATTGGCAAAAGATTTCACGGACGAACAGTTTGAGGAATTGGGTCAGTACATCCTGTCATCTGATTACCTGTGGAATGTTTTTTCTGAAGAGGTCAGTTCAGGTATCCGAAACTACACAAGCGACATTCTTGGGAGGAAAATCTAATGCAAGACACATACGAATACAACCAAACATCAGACGGCATTCTTACCGTTGGACAACTAATCGAGGCACTAGAGGGTCTTGATGAAAGCACACAGATAGTTGTAGGAGACCTAGACGGTTGGTATTACAACATAGACGGTTTCCACATACCATCAGAAGATGGTTATTCGGCACTCACATTCAATCAGGGCAACCCTGTGAACTCACGACAATTCTAAGGAGAATAAAATGCATACATATCATCGCATAGCAGTACAAGCAATGGACAAGGCAGACGCAGAGAGCAGAGCACTGACATTTGCAGAGTCACAAGAGTGGTCGGATTGGATGTCAGTCACAGACGACTCTCACTACACGGACAAGAAAGCGATAACCAACTACAAGGAAGACCCAACGGGTTTCACTGAGTTAGTTGAGCAGGCGTGCAAGTGGACAAACGAATGCGTAGGCGAGGTCGTAAAGCAATACGGCGAGGTTTCACTAAAAGAACTCCTAACCAACCCGCAATACGACTTTGCAGGATACGAGGGACAACCATCACCCGAACTGACCCAAGAACAAAAGGACAAGCGTCTCACAGACAGTCTTGCAGTCTTTAGGATTGGGCGAGCACTAAAGGTACTCAACAGCGAATATGGGTCGGAAACAATGTTCTATGACGCGGTAGAACTCACACCCAACCCCAAGTACCTGACCGAAAGATGCGAAAGCAACCCTGAAGAGCAGTGGATTGTAATCGTGGACTACCACTTCTAAACAAAGTGGCTGTATAAAAGTTATACAAATTGAACGGTGGCGTATATAGCCATCAGGAAGATAGAAAAATGAGCGAATTCACAGAAGATGACAACGATATTCTCATGAAGTTGAAACACGACGACGGAACACAGGTAACTTTCATTACCGCACCCGCATCGGCGTTCAGAGATACCGACGAATTAGAACCAATAGTTTTTGGACTACCTGACAACGAAGTATGTGTGGCATTCAATGGTGAACTCTTCCAATCTATGGTTGAGGAGTCCATTGAAAGAAACGGGGAACAGTACGGCAGGGGTTCGGCAGCGTTCCTCCCCATGACCCTCCTTCTCAACATTGGTCTCAAAGCAGTAAACGAATATATAGAGGAGCAGAAAAGTGTCTAATACTTATCGCGTTACCGTCATGGTCACCACAGATGTAGAAAGCGAGAGCGAAGCAGACGCGATACAAGAAGCAGTGAACAAAGTTCGCGTACTTGTCAAAGATGACCCCAACAGCGTCACAGGTTCAGAAAACCGTCAATGTTGGATTACGGGTATCGCGTCAGACCAAGAGCGCGGATACTGGGTATTCAAGCAGGTTAAGTAGAAAACCAACTTGTACAACAACCTGTACAAGTTGAACGGTGGCGTATATAAACCCCAACGGTAAAAGACTTGCATCTATACTGCTATTACTGTAAGATATATACACAGCGCGGTTACGACGGACAATCGAAACCCAATAAAAAATCAAACTTTTAGACAAAACCCCCCGACCAACAAACAGTTAAACTAAACAAAAGGAAAACCATCATGAAACCATGGAACCAAATCCACGCAAAGCAGATTGACATGAACATCTGTCCACGATGCGAAGGACTCATCCCCTCTAACGAACATCACGGACAGTACATGGGGGCAATCTCCCGACTGACCCGCGGGCAAGACGCACACAAACCAATTGAAGTGTGTTCCCAATGCGGAAACGAAGAAGCACTCCAAGAACACTTTGAAGGATTCGCATCACCTGTCAAAGACTGGCCGGTCATGACCAGCGACGCGATACTCAGACGGTCAGAAGCATTTGAAATCCTATTGGATTGCACAGATGAAGAAGAAGGCGAAGATGGCGGACACTAACAAACCGTCAACAAAACCAACCAAACAGAAACCCGCAGAAAAGTTATACAAACTGAACGGTGGCGGAAACAACGACCTCACGCGCTCGATGCGCAATCATCCGACCTACCAAAAACCTAAACTAGTTCTAGTTAAATAGAAGCGGGAACTACCAACCCAACCCGACAGATGAGTCGGTAGTCCCGCAATCTACAAGCGACGAGCCTTTCAGAGGGGGGTCTTCATAGCCCCGTCACGATTGTCACAGTATCACAGGTGATACAGCCCCGCTGTAATTATCCCCGACAAATAAGGATAGCCCCGCTTCGCGACCCGCCCCCCCCATGTGCACACAATGTGGGTACATTGTGACCACCCCGCGGGACTGCCGAAAAAATATATGACGTTAGTTTAATTTTTCTTGCCAATACGTGTAGTTCGGGTGACGAACGTCTGTTATCTTGTATATCCAGCCAACGGGACTACGCAGAAAAAAATAGTAAGCGGGTCGTACAGCACACCACAAGTGTGACGGTGGCGGAAACAACCTTGATGATCATCTCCAATTCAATTTCTAGTCTGCGTTTGACCCAAACGACGGATCCTGATTAGGCTGCTCGCGCATCTTTTTTGATTTGGTAAAGGTTCTCGGACTCTCCAAAGTTATTCACTCAGAGTTCTTTGTTTAACATAACTTATTACGTTGTTACTATCTATTTATTCCAACGTAAATACAATCTAGACGTAATATAACTAGGACCGTTCCGGTAAAACAGTTTGACTTTTACTTTTAATCGTGTAAACTTCGTGAGATGACCGACACTCTCCCCAACGAAGACGGTGGCGTAAACAAAACTTCTCGCCCACGCAAACAGAAGCAGACGCAGTCGCAGAAAGCCAAAACCGTTTCCGACGATGCAATCTCAATAGTTTGGGAATACTGGTTGACCGTGATGCAATCTAAGCGTGCCGTCCTAGACAACAACCGCAAGACCGTTATCGGGTCAGCAATCTATGACTACGGTATAGAGGGCTGTAAGCAGGCGATAGATGGGTGCGCGTCTTCACCGTTCCATATGGGCGTGAACAACCAGCAAGTCAAATATAACAGTATAGGTTTGATATTTCGCAACGCCGAAAAGACAGAAGACTTTATACAGCGTGCTGATAAGCGCGACCCTGCAAAGGAGTGGGTAAACGAAGATGACTAAAGACGAATGCAAAGACCTCGTCCAACTTGTCCACGCAATGTGGAGCAAAGAGATGCCTGCGAACCTTGACCTGCACAAAACTATCTATAAGGCTTGGTGGCTCGTTCTACAGGAGAGCCCGTACAACCAACTAGAAGCGATTCTCGTGAAACTAAACAAAACAGAACGGTTCATGCCTACCCCTGGCACTGTGTGGGAACACTGGCAACAAACCCAACAAGATGCGCAACCGACCGCCACACAGGCATGGAACCTCTACTGCCACATACGAGACACCGTCAACTCAGGCACCGCACAACCCGACACCGTCATTCCTGTAAAACTACAACAAGTGATACGGATAGTCGGACTCAACTTATCCACAGGCGCAGACAGAACGCACTTCACCGAAACCTACAATCAACATATAACAAGGCAGTAACATATGACCCAATATATACACGGAATAATAATCGGCATCACACACGGCATCCTGATAGGACTCTTCATGGCGCGGAAAAATGCCAAACGCCCACCAGCCGGAGACAACCGCAAATGAAAAAACGACACGGACGACCCCCAACCCGAGCCACAGCAAATACAAAAACAACCATCACGCTAAAAATAGACGCGAACATCAAGAATTTGATGGTTGATCAGGCTGATGCTTTTGACTTATCCCTGTCTGAGTATGTGTCATTACTCATCAATCGTGATGCAGGTGGTGCTGATGGGGTTTGAGCCTAGGCGTGCTCGTGATGAGGACACGGTATATATAACCGTTCCTGTGCCGGGTTGGCTGAAGAATCAGTTAGTTGATTTGGCTGTGTTGCGTGAGTTGTCGCTTCAGCGCCTCGTGAACTTCCTACTCATTAACGGCGTTCGTGATGCTGAGGGTCAGGCTCTCTTGGAAGTCTCTGACCCTGTTGAACCTTTGTCAGGTGTTGTGGCGTATCTTCGGGGTGAGCGGAGGCTTGAACCTTGCGGTTTAGCGGTCTGTGATAAGAAGCCTGTTGAGGTATTGGGTTCTACCTTTTGTGACACCTGCGGGGTGTGTTTAATTTAAGTCCCACATTTGGCTGATTGATGGTCTAATCGGTTTGATGCCTTGGCGCTTTTGTTCTGCGGCTAACTGCCTGCTTGTAAGCCCTGCCCATACCCCGTGCATGTCAATTGGGTGATACTCCAAGGCTTCCTTGAGACACTGTGGTCGTACGGTGCAGTGTG